TTATTCTATACTATAAAAAGGCCACTACTTATGAGACTGAAACAGAAGATCAATCACAGAATGGACAAGCTCCAGGAGATGATGGAAAGCAATCAACACCTGGAGAATGAAGAAGCGGCCTATGATCTTACCCTAGAAGTAAGTAAGTTTTGGTCTGTATTGGATGAAGCTGATAAAGATTACATACAAATGTGTCAAATGGCTATTGAAGAACAAAAGGAGTGGAATGTATGAGTGCGTGGGAGAAACAAGTTGGTGGAGACCACTACAAGAAGTATGCTATTCAACCTACAGAGTATGCTGAGAGAAACGGCCTTACTTTCTCTGAAGGTTGTATAGTGAAGTATATTACTCGCTGGCGTGATAAGGGTGGTATTGATGACTTGCGAAAAGTTATTCACTATGCGGAACTCTTAATAGATTTAGAGTTAGAAGCAGGCAAACAGGTATAAAGTTATTGACACAACAAGCTTTAGCCCATATAATATGCACATCTTAAAAGAAACAAAGGAAAAATATAAAATGTCAGTAAAATTCAAGCCTAATGAAATTGTTGTGGATCGAGCTACAAAAGTAAAGACGAAGAAAGTATTCCCAATTGCGGGAGTGAAAACTTCAGAGCTTGTAGAACTGTGCACAAAATCTGACTCTGATTTACGTCGGGGTGAAAGGAAAACTCGTGCGAAGGCACGAAACGAACTAGCAAAACGAGGAGTAGCGCTATGAGAAATTTTAATTTTAGTATGAGAGATCGAGACCATAACGATGAGTCTATCTCTTTTGACTTTGATAGTAAGAATGACGCTGATGTACGACATAAACTGCGTAAGTTTTTCAAGGCTTGTGAGATGTCTGTAAATGATGATTTTACTGATGAGTTGTTTGAACGGCGAACAATGGTCGCTATGAAACTAGAACAGGTTTGCAATGAGGGTACTGACCCTTCCGCAGAAGAAGAGCTTTATGACTTACAAGAAGCTTTTGATATGGTAATTGCGCATGTCGAATCCGAACTATAGACTACTTCAGCAGGCGTTGACCGAACTGAATGCAGACGGTAACGAAGAACGTGGGCGTGAAGGAGAGGAACTCAAGATAACGTCTGACGGGTATGTGAATACAGCCCCGTCGGGCGAACTCCCGAAGTGGAAAAAGGTAGCAGCTCCTGGTCATCACGCCGGTGTTACAGAGGAACAGTGGGCAGAAGTATTAAAAGCACTACATCAGGAAAATAATTCTTGACAAGAATCCTCTTTGCCAGTATAATTATATTTCAAAAGAGGGGAAACTATGATAATTTCAGGAAGTATTGATTATTCTTACTCAGGTAGGAAGCGTAGTGTGAAAAGGACTCGGAAGACCGAACCAGTGTTTCGCCCCGCTTCCAAGCCTTTGTTAGTAGGTCGGGAGGATAAATATTATCCTTCTGCTCCTATGACGAAGTATAAGCCACCAGCGGATGTTTCGTACAAGCGAGAAGAAAGCAAAAACCATACCGTAGCGATTGCCTATAATAAGGGTGGTTACATGGTAATCGGTAAAGATAACATTAAGGACATTGGACGGTGATCTACACAGATCTTTTTAAAGTTCAGGAGAGACATTTAGAGTCTAAACTTGAACTTATTTCACAGGAGTTTATTGAGTTTAACTACGATAAGAAGTTAAGTCGCCTAACACTTGAGGAAGTAAAAGAGTTGGATGAATTTGCTTTTCGTAATGTTAAGTCTGTAATGTGTTTTGGAATAAGAAAATGTATCAGAATGTGGGAAGAACTTAATGGAACCACAGTAGAGGGGGGAGAATACTTGAAAGAGTTAGCCCTTCGAGAAGGAGAGGACTAAGTGGCATACAGCGAACAGGTTATGGATCATTATGAAAACCCACGGAATGTGGGAAAACTCGACAAAGATTCCCAGACTGTTGGTACAGGCTTAGTAGGTGCGCCTTCGTGCGGTGACGTAATGGTTCTACAGATAGACGTAGAAGATAATATTATCTTAGACGCTAAATTTAAAACTTATGGGTGTGGAAGCGCTATTGCTTCCAGCTCACTGTTAAGTGAGTGGGTAAAAGGCAAGAGCTTAGAAGAGGCTGGTAATATAAAAAATACTGACTTAGCTAATGAACTTGCACTTCCACCTGTTAAGATTCATTGTAGCGTACTAGCAGAAGATGCTATAAAAGCTGCGATAAAGGATTACAAAGAGAAACAAGTATGATGATGGATAGGTTGTATCAGGAAGCAGAAAGCATTGTTTTAGCAATGTGGGACGAAGAACCTGAAGAGATGGCGGCAGAGATTTCTGTTCAGCTTTCAATTAGCGCAGATTATGCGTGGGAGTTAGTTCAACAAGTTATTGTAAACGAAATTCGTATTGAAGAAGGTTACAATGATGGAGACAATGATTTATTTGATTGGGACGGAGACGCATTAGCCTCCGCAGGATTCGGAACTGATGAAGACTACTTCTAATATTATTGATTTCGCAAAGTATAAGAAAGCTAAACAGAGAGCAATCTCTGTAGTAGTAAACGACAGTTTTGACACTGCTACTTTTACTTATACCGTAACAAATGATATTGGAGAAATGTTTGAGTTTGAGATACCTTACCCAAATTATGATGATTTTTTCGACAGTTAATAAAAAATAGTTCTTGACACTTAACCTATTTACCGTTATAATTGTATTCATAAATAAGAGAGATTCTTATTTAAAATCCACTAGAGATACCCCCTAGTTATTTGGGGTATCGCCCATACCCCTCAGGCGTAAGTGAGTGGAGGATTCTAACTTCCTCCTAGTTAGACGGTATAGTTGCTACGATAAGTGACTCTTCGGAAGGCAGTCCGATGCGGATATAAACTGCCCTTGGGGAGCTAATGACCCCGTTGCCCCATAAACTGGTACCGATTCCTATGGGCACGTCGAACCTTACAGGCGGGAGACGACGTTAAAACAAAAAGACCTGCCGAGAAGAGAACTCGTAGACCATCTCCGTGTAGGCACGCCACGTTAATCAAAAGGATCTAATCCGGGTGTAGGTTTTAAGGCTTTTTTCCTGATAATAAAAGGCCACTATTTCTGAGATGAGGCAAACTGTCATGGAGTAGATAAGACTTCCCCGAAGAAGCACTACACCTCATCGAACACCTGGGGGTGAGCAATCAGCCTTAAAGCGTAACGCGCCCCCGCCTATTTTAGAGGTCTTTATGTATGTATGTATTTGCAATAATATATCAACTAAAGACTTAGAAAGAGACCCGTCCCTTATTGATAAGGTGGGTTCAAAATGTGGTAAATGTATTGCGCCAATGATTGCGCAGAGCTTTATAAACGGAGTTTATACATGCCAGCAGGAAAAGGTACTTACGGTAAAAAAAGAGGTCGTCCCTCCAAAAAAGGTAAGCAAAAGCTACCGATGTCTTTCATGAAGAACATGAAGAAAAAGAAAAAATCAAAGAAGAAACGTAAATAATGGCTGCTCGTGGATTGTATGCAAATATAAACCGCAGAAAAAAGAAGGGTACTAGTAGAACGAAGAAAAAGTCTACTATCTCGCCCAAAGCTTATTCCCTGATGAAAGCAGGGTTTAAGAAGAAGAGAAAGAAAAGTGGCAGCAAAAAAACGAAGAAGCGTTAGAAAGAAAGATCCCCGCCTTAAAAGAGCAGGAGTTTCTGGTTTCAATAAACCAAAAAGAACTCCCAAGCATCCCAAAAAATCCCATGTTGTCGTAGCAAAAGCTGGCGGCAAGGTAAAAACAATTCGATTCGGTCAGCAAGGTGTCTCAGGTTCTCCCAAGAAAGCGGGTGAGTCCAAGGCAGCTGCTGCTCGTCGTCGTTCATTTAAAGCCCGCCATGCAGCTAACATCGCCAGAGGGAAGTTGTCCGCAGCATATTGGGCCAATAAGGTGAAATGGTAATGATACTAGGAATAGACGGTTTCTCTGCTACTAAAAAACGAACTGATGGGAGATTTTGGACTCATATTCATAAGTTTGGATCGAATTCGGCAATAGGAGTATCTGCGGAAAGTATTTGGGCTGCCGGAGGTCTATACCCATGGAGCGCTTTAACTAATCCCGAAATAATTTATGTTTCTAGTTCTGATGCAGCAGATGGTGGAAATATTACTATAGAAGGTCTGGGAGCAAGTTGGCAGACACAAAAAGAAACTGTGGATCTGGGTGGAAGCCCTTCTGAAGTTGCTACTACCCTCAC